TATAAAATTATAAACAATATTTTTTTCAAAAAACGCCATGGCATCAGAAGATTTTATACCGGTGGACTCTCTTATTTTTTTTACCTTGTCTATTTTTCTATTATATATAAAATTCAATGATGGAATCATTTCTAAATTGTCAATGTCAAGATTACCACAATTAATAATTTTCCTCAGTAATAGTTTACCTGTTTCTGAATGCTTTAGAAGTCTATAATTGTTAGGATCTCCATCTGCAAGAAAGTAAAATATTGGCAACATATCAGACTGTCCAAATATTTCAACTGGTTTGTGAAATCTGTCTTCAATAAAATTATTTCCACCTTTATGTAAACCATATAACTTTCTTAAAAGAGCCATGTGAATTCTATGAAAACAATAGGAAGAATATTCGTCAACCCCAACTCTTACACACTCTGCAGTTCTTGAGCAAACAGCATCAGAATCTCTTTTAAAATCATCACAAGGCAATGAACTGGTGCACTCTTTTGTTTTTTTTATTGTAGGATAATTCAAAGATCCATTGAAACAAATCAATGAAATAAACTCTAGAAAAACATTTTGACAATTTGTTTTCTTAGTGCTATCAGTTATGTTTGACATTCTCATGCATGCTTTTTGAAGAACTCTAAACTTTTCAAATTCCTCTTCTGTATCACTGCAAACACAAACAACGTAATCATCAGAATGAACCATATATTCAGCGGATAGAGTGCTTTCTGGATAAAACTTCTTCCATAGTCTTAAAGTGTAATTGTAACAAACATCTGCTTTAAAGGATGACATATAATTAAAAACACCCTGTAGAAAATTCTGATGGCTTTCTAGTTCATAGTGTTCTTTTGATGATATTTCCAAATATTCTGTTTGATCTGTTATTGGAACAACTTTTTCAATTATATTCTTTGGAATTTGTATTTTTTTATTTTTCCAACATTTCACAATTAATAAACAAAATTTTAGATAATCATTTTCACCAAATTTTTCTATAAATGTCATAATTATTGTTTCAAAAGTTTCCATCATTTCAGATGCAGACCATTTGCTACAATCACCATTAACATAATATATCTTTTGTTTCTTTTCAATAGCAGTTTTGGTAATTCTGTCCATCATTCTCTGTATGTTCAGCATTTTCATGTCTCCAGGTGTAGAAATCATTTCAGTGTGTGAAAGTTCACATAGTTTTTTAAAAAAATTCTCAACAACTCTTGCCATAACCTTTGCA